AATGGCGCCTGCCATTGCAGGGCTAAGCCCGGCAAATGTGGTGCCAAGGATGCCTGCGCCTGCTCCAGTAAGCAGGGAGCTGCCGAGCATGCTTCCAAGGATGGGCGCCAGGAAAGGCAAGAACGCTTCAGGCTGTCCGGTCACCGGATTGGTGGTGAGCCTCCCAGTAGGGGACAAGGCTGCAATGCCCTCGACCTCGACAGGGTTCATATGAACCAACATGGAGTCGCCGTAGCGGCCATATTGGGCCATTTGGTTTGCCATGCCCTGGAGGGGCGGTTGCTGTCCCGCGTAATTCATTAGCTTGTCTCCACTCCGAACAAGTTGAAGGAGGCATCAGCCGCGCTCGCGTAGACCTTCACCTCATCCGTTTGATTTAGACACATACCGATAACCACTGTTTGTGTTTCGTTTGCATCTAGTGCCTTATCGTAGAACAAATACTGCTTGTCGTCTGCCGACGCGCCTGCCACATGCACGCTCACCCGGTAGGTGATCCCGGTGCCAGATCGGTTGCAAATCACCAGGGAGCTGACCGTTGTCTGGGTTAGGTCGGGCACCGTATAAAGCGTGGTGGTAGTAGTCGCACCCGGAGCGGCTTGGCCCAGTACCTTAATGACATCGGTCATGACGCACCCATCAGCAAGAACTGGAACCTCCGCATAGCAAGAGACCCAGGTTTGTCAGCCTGGGTCTTCGCTACGTCCAGCTCGTTTGATATCGCTTGCAATGAGAACTCAAGCTCCCTGCGGGTCCTGGCCTCGTTGCTCACATCATATTCAGGGCTTGCAAGAGGCAGAGGTGTGTTCTTGAGCTGAGACATTACCGCCTCCCGTCCTGCCGCATATCGAACCGAAGATCCCCGAGCCGCCACCCGTATCCAGCGCCGTTGCTTTCAATCCTGACCACCATGTGCCGAGAACGATTGCGCACAAACGCTTGCGTGCTTGATTGCGTGATGGTCGAGGTGGATTGCGTGGATGCCGTTTCTAGCGGGAAATTAGCCCCCTTCAGAACTATGTCCGTAGCGGCGCTTCCTGTATCTCCGCTAAAGGTGAAGTCTGGCAGTATCCTTTTGATAAACATAAAGAACTCGCCATCCCCGACCTCGATGTCCCCAGACTCAATATACGCGGTCATGGGGTCGCCGTCAGCGTCATAGCCAACTTCATGTTCGTACAGGTAATTGTCGCCGGTAAGGTTTGCGGACGACGCAATCGGGTTCCTTCGGGTCCCGGCATCGATCCATGCGCCGCGATCAAGGGTGCCTACCGACCACACATTTTCTACATAGTTGTACGCTACATAGTTGGTGATCTCGGTGTTGCCAGTCCCTACCGGATAGAACCAAATGACTTCATTGAAGTCATTGTTCTCTGCAGCAAAGACCTTGTACGCCTGCCCGCTGTTAAGGTTTGAGAAGACGTAGTCTTTAACGCTGCAAGGAAGCGGCTGGACGGAGCCGTTGTACACATAGAAGTTCCCCCGGTCCATGAAGTACACCACATCCCTGGCGTTGACCGCAGCGTTAGGGGAGATCATCGATACGTCCGAGCTGATCCGAGTGAACTGGAAGGTGAACGGCGCTCCGACAAATCGCATTGAGTGAATGCTTGTGTCCGTCCAGATCAGGATCTCTTGCCGCGCCTTGATGGCGCCAATGATCAAAGACCCAGAGTTGATGCGAACCCCGCCAGCAGTATTGGTCGCGGTTGGCGTCCAGTCTGCCGCGCTTTCTTGGTCCGAGAACCGGACAAAAAGAGGATCAATATCAGACGACCCAATGGGATTGCATCCAAAACAGATCACATGCTGGTCTTCTGACACCAGTGTCTTCAGGGCTACCGTGGGGGGGTTCGATGCCCCCGACAAATCTGACAAGGCGACCGCCCTGGTGCTTGTGCCGCTTGATTCGTCCCAGTAGTAAACCCCACCACCACGGACATTAAAGATAAGGTCTTCGCCAAACGCATCTTGGCTGTACAGGCGTAGCTGGCCTGCCGAGGTGATGGGCGTGGTGCTACCAAACGATCCAGAGTCCCAGGCTCCCGCACCCCAGCCGGTGCCCTCGACATATGCGTTAAGGCCGGTATTGATCTGGTATTCCCCAACAACACTAGCCCCGCCGTTGCCAGTATCGCTAGCATCCGCCGTGACCGTATTGCCGCTCGTGTCTTTGGCCGTGATGGTGTAGCTATCCGCGTCGGGGACCGAAACGACCTGATACTCTTGATTAAGAACAGGTGCCGTGATCTGTCCACCCAGGGATACTGCGCCACTAAACGTAACAAAGTCATTTACCACGGCCCCATGCGCGGTGTCCGAAACAGTGATGGTTGACGATCCATCCGTTGCGGCAAAGGTTACGTCGCCTGCCGAAGTGGTCACCCTGATGGGCGTCACATCGTTAAAGCCAGCGCCTTCCGCAACGTAGAATTTGAGGTTGGTGCCGACTCCAATGTAGCGCGTAAGCTGGAGCGACCCCCAGTCAAACAGCGACCGACACAACCCAAGGAACGCATTCTGGCTGTATTTCTGCCAGCCACCAATCTTTTCAGGGCGCCCTTTTCGGAACCGGATTTTGTCCGAGTCGAACCATCCCGAGTCTGCTGTGTACTCGGTGCCTTCTTTGTCTACGCCAGGGGCAAACTGGATCTTGGTTAACGCCATAGCTACCCCCGTATGGCTTTGATGTTACTTATCGGAAAAAACCGCCCATAGGTGCCGCATAAGCGTTCATTGCTTGGGGCGACGCGCCAACATTCATCATGTCGCCAATCCCGCCGCCTTTGCCGCCGCCGCTTTTGCCGGACGCAAATGCACCCCCAGAACTCGGTTGCCCAAATAGGTTTTGGCTAGGGTTCTGCGCAGCCTGCGCCATAGACTGCCCGAACAAAGGAGTCTGGTTTGAGTAGCGCATGTCTTGAAACCCGACTTGACCGGGGGGCGGACCATATACCGGGCTTGGGTTAGAAAATGTTTGATTCCCGCCCTGGTACTGCGCAAGTAATTGTTGCTGCGGGTTTCCTTGTGGCGGACCAGACTGCATAGCTTGCCGCTGCGCTTGTTGCTGCATTCGCGCTTGATTGGCGATATCGGCTGTACTTGTACCGCCCGCTGGACCCATTATCATTTGCTGCGGGGCTGCAGAGCGAGCTTGTTGTTGCATTCGCATTTGATTGGCGATATCGGCTGTATTTGTGGGGCTTGCTGGGGCCATCGTCGTTAGCTGCGGGCCAGCTTGTTGTTGCGCCTGCCGCATAGCGTCGCCCTGGGCGATTTGGGCTTGCGACATGTCTCCAAATCCCCGCCCAACCTGATTGTTCGCCGTCGCAGCCGCACGCGCTGCCTCTTGCGCCATCAGGCCTGCAATGCCTCTAAAGTCTCCGAACATAGGAGGTGGCCTCCCAGAGCGGCTATAGCTAGGCATGGGGCCTCGATATGCAATTGACGGATAACCACCACCCATCCCCATGAACGGGATGTTCCCAGGCATAACGCCGGGGCCGCGAAGCATCCCAGGTCCGGCTACCGGGTTGAACCCGTACCCGCCGCCCATCATCGGGTTAAACATCTGTCTATTTGGCATCGCAAACATATCTACCCCCTAGGGATATTGGCCTGTGCGGATCATCCCGCATACTTCGATGGCGCGATTCCCCACTTGTTTAGCCCAACGGCTGTCATAAAACTCTTTTGCTGCTTCTTCGTAATCCTGCGCTTCCATGGCGGCCAGCGCCTTCACAAAGCCTTTTAGCCGGGGCAGGCCTACATTAAAACACAGATTAATCATGGCATTACGGCGCACAGGATCTAGTGATGCGAACCATTTGAACGCGCCCTCAAGCTCTTCTGCGCACCGGCTAATGTCGTTAAGAAGCAGGTAGTCGATTTCTTTTTCCGACAGGCCTACCCCGACGCCTTCTTCCAAGCACCGGCCCACCCCTACCGTTACATAACCAAGGTGGTCCTTGTATGCGTGGGTCTTAACCCCTTCATGGCGCTTAAGCTGCTCGATCAACTGTTCCACGCTAGTCCTGCCGTTGGCTGCTGCCGAAATAAAACGCGATAACGGTGCTAAAGCTTCCCGTAATCGATCCAAGAATAAGATTAATAATTGCGTCACTGTTCTGGTCTGGCGGCAAAACGGTCACAAGAATAATGTATCCGGCAAACAAGCAACACAGAGCGATAGCTAGGAACCGTGCAGTCCAATCTTTGGCAAAATGCTTCCGCGCATCTGCCGTGTCCTGGGTCTGAAGAGCATAGAGATCTACGTCCAGCTCTTTCATGCGCGCTTCAAAGTCCAACTCGGCTTTCTTGATCTCTGACAGTTGGTCCGGCGTCGCCTTCTGAATGGCTTTCTGGAGGCTCTGCGGGTCGCTGTCGCACCCAAGCACCCCGGCTATTGCCGACGCCGCCGCGCCGCCCAGAGGGCCTCCCAGGGCCGTTCCAAGGGTAGGCGCCACGGCCCCTATAACGTTCTTAATTGCGTCAAAGCTCATGGCTACCCCCAAATCCTAGCCGCCACAATCGTGGCAACGATAAACGGGTATATGCCCCAAAGCATCAGCTCCAGGCGCTTGAACTTAGCTTGCCCCTCATCCAAGCGCCGCTCGATGTTCTCGTAACGAAGCTTGCACTCTGCTTCATGGATTTCGATCTTTTTAAGCGCTTCTTCTGCTATGTTCATTGTTAGCCGTTAAGTATGTAAACAACATCAAAAGCAGCCGCGATGGCGATATCTGCCCCCGCGCTGTCCCCGATGCA